TGTAATGGAAACTAAAAAACAAAAGCTAATTGTAGTAAGTAATGTAATCGTAAAAGGTTATGTTAAACACGCTAATGGTAGGAAGACTATGTTTGAATTTATGAAGAACGACTTCGAACCCAAAGCACTAACAGGTATATTCCAAGAACTAGGGAGGAAATACGAATGACACAACATCAAAACTTAGAAGAAAAGAAAAGACAATTCGAGGAAGCTATCATAGACATGGCAGTAGCTGAGCATCACAAGTATTGCATGGTATATAAACGTGCTAAGAACGAGGCAGATGCAAAGATGTTTTATACCGCAATGAGACTAGGTATCACAAAGGGCATTGAGTATGCAACAAAGGAAATACAAAAACATAATGAAGAACTTGATAAACAAAAGGAGGGCAAGTGATGGACGCATTAAAAGAAGAACTACAAAAACAAATGGCGATAAGATTTGATACAGAGTTTAACGAAGTAAGTGCATTGATTGAGAAAGCGTATCAACAAGGTTTATCAGAGGGTAAACAACAAGCAAAGAAAGCAATTATTGACATGATTCAATGGGAGGAAAACAAATGAATAACTACGAAAGAGAAATCTATATGAGTGAGTATGTCACCATACCAAAGGCAAGACTTAGACGCTTAATTATTACCGAAGTATTAGCATGGGGCATTAGCGGTTTTATATTGTTAGTGAGTTTAATAAGATGATTAAAGAAGACGCGTTAGTAAAAGCTATGGTCGATGCAATCGTAGCACCAAGTGATGAAGAGTCAGACCAAGCATCTCAGTTAGCACTACAAATCGCAAGGAACATGAAGTTAAGCGAGGTAGTCGAGGCACAAAAGAAAGCCCTTGACATAGTGAACATGGCTAATGAAGTAAGAAAACAACAAGAATCAACAACGATTCATTAGGAGGCAACATGATTTTATTTATATTATTTGGTTTAGGATTCGGATTAGGTTGGTTAACAGCTGAAGAATTTATAGGAGGAAAACATGATTAAGTTTAGCGTAGTAGTCGAAGTAAGCATGGAAGAAACAAAGTATGAAGAAGTTAAGAAGTGGGGTGTAGAACCGAGTGACCATGTCACGACCATAATCTCAGAACCATTACGAGAAAAGGGCATGGTGGTCAAAGCCTATGCAATAGAAACCCCACATAGTTTATACGATAGACAAAAGAAACACGCAGATCACCTCGTGCAAGTAGACGCATACAACGATATCGAGGAAGAGATCATAGCCCGTGCTTGTATCGGAGGTGTTTGTGAGGATTGATAAAGAGTTAGACGACGTAATACAAGAGCAATCACTATTCGAAGATAGTGCATTAGAAGATGCAAGTGCATACGCCCGCATGATAACAAAGGGTGCAGATAGATTTAAAAAGGAGAAGCAAGATGGAACAGAATGAATTGCATGAACAAACAAAGGCAGACTTAAGGGAACATTGGGGAAACCTTGCAAGTAATTATTTAGTAGGCAAGACTATCCGCCGAGTGAGATACTTAAACGACAGAGAGACTGAGGACATGGGTTGGCTAAAGAACGCAGTGGTCATTGAGTTTACAGATGGTCATTGGTTAATTCCTATGATGGACGATGAGGGTAACGAAGCGGGATCATTGTGGACTTCGAGTCAATCAGAACTTAATGTAATACCTACAATATGAAACCCGAAGCTAAAGTAAAGAAGCAAGTTAAAAAGATATTGGACGATATTGGCGCATATCACTTTTCACCGATGACTGCGGGATTTGGTAGGAGTGGTGTGCCGGATATCATCGCTTGCTATAAAGGTAGGTTCATTGGCATCGAATGTAAGGCGGGTAAGAACGAACCAACGTTGTTGCAAAAACACAACATCCGTGAGATACAACGCAATAAAGGCTTGGCAATTGTGGTAAATGAGGATAATATAGAGGCACTATTGACTCTAGTAAAGGAGATTGAATGACTAGGTTAAAGACAATTCTTAATAAATACAAGGGCAAACCCCTTAAAGTAATTGAAAAAGAAGAAGTAAAAGATAATGTGAATCACCCATCACATTACACACAAGGCGCAATCGAATGTATTGAAGCCATCAAGGAAGCCACCAAAGGACTCTTCGGTATTGAAGCGGTATGCACTGCTAACATTATCAAATACGTCTGGCGTTGGAAATTTAAAAACGGCGTTGAAGATTTAAACAAAGCAAAGTGGTATCTCGACCGCCTCATCAAAGAAGTCCAATCCTAAAAAGAATCCACTGAAACCAGTGACAAAGAAGAAGGGGGGAGCGTATGCTTGACCAAGCTTTAATGTGCCTAGCCACAACCATTTACATGGAGTCTGCTCATGAACCACGCGAAGCGCAAATCGCAGTGGGCTACGTTTTAATGCGTAGAGCCGAGTTTGACCATAAGAACGTATGCTATGAAATGAAAAGACCCGCACAGTTTTCGTGGTATGGTTTTATTCAACCGCCGTCGGTGATCCGACAGGAATATAAAGACATAGCATACAAAGTATTACATAGATTAGAAGTAGATTATAGTTATGGAGCAACAAACTTTCATGACACAACGATCACAAAACCAAAGTCATGGTATAATTTAAAACCTGTGGTCAAGTGGTCACACTTAATATTTTATAAACAAGGCGATGTCAAATATGCAAACAATCCCTAAACAACCATACGCATGGGCAATAGAGGAATTTAATATTAACGGGGATCTCGTATGGTCATCGATTACACAATTCCGCCCGAAAGAACTCTCTTGGATTAGAGACCTACCTACCAAGAAACATTACATCACGATCACACCCCTATTTAAAGACGAAACAAAAGAAGAAAAGATTACAGGAGTCAAGAGTTATAAAGAATCAACACAAAAAATGATGGAGGCTTACGGAGGATTATAATGCTTGACGCAATCAGATTAGTATGGGCAATTCTAACTGCGTACGTTGAGACGCCTACTACACCTAAAGAACCACCATGTCAACCAAGTCAACAATGTGAGATTAAAAAATGATTGTTTACAGAGTTTTAAATTTGTTTGGGGTAAGGAAGCGATGTGTTAAACAACGTAAATCAGATAAAAATAAAAGACTACATACCAAACTAAAAAGAATTAGAGGACATAGATATTGGTGGAGGGAAGTAGAATGAAAGAAGACGCAGTTGTAAGCGGAATTATAATAGCAGTTATTATGTGGTTTATTGGAGGGACAATTAAATGTCTATACCTTTTAGCTACGCAGTAGTGGACGATGAGGGCGAAGTCATACGCAAACACCGTTGGTCTGTCAAGGAGGCTAAGTGGTTTACAGAAAACAATCCAAATGTTAAAGTAATCAGACTTGAGAAAGTAAAACAAGTTAAAGAAGAAGGGTTTAATTATGATGAATTTACTAAACTATACGGCAAACCGATATATTAATTTAGAAACATCAAAACAACTATCTAAAGAAGACGCAGAATTAGCAAAAAAGATAAACGAATATTTTTTAAAAACTAGACCCATACATCGTCAGCACGTGCTAGATTATTTTGGAATATCGAAACATAAATTTTATAAACTAAAGAACGTACATGCGATTCAAGTACCCGAATATATATCTAATAGGTCAAACAGTAATGTTTTTCGTACATACACAAAGAAAGCTACAAATAAATGAATGATGAAGTAGATGTAGCCAATGATTTAATGCAACACGCAATAGACGTGGGAATAAGGAATGCACATGACCAAATCAAAAAACCTTCTAATCAGACAGGGTGCTGTATATGGTGTGAAGAACCGATTAAAGATGACAGACGTTGGTGTTCGATTGAATGCCGAAATGAATTCGAAGATTATCAAAAGAAAAAGGAGCATTGAGATGGACACAACAAATAACTTTGATCCAAATGCAAGACTCGCAATAAGAGAATTTGAAGCATGGCAACAAAAAGTATTTGCAAAGAATGCAAAGAAAGGTTGGAGATTCTTTAACCCTGATCACTTTGAAAAGAATACACCTCGTTCAGCAAGAGAAGCGTGGGGCGGTACATATAAACCTGACTTCAGCGACCAAAAAGAAGAACGTAATGAAAAGATAATGCTTGGTATAGTTTTTGTTATTCTGATATTATTATCGATCATATAAAAGAAAGCATACATGCAATTAGTAACACTGGACTTTGAGACATTTTATGAAACCGGATTTTCCTTAACAAATTTAACTACGGAGGAATATATTCGTGATGAACGTTATCAAACAATTGGTGTGGGAATTAAAATCGGTGACGAGAAAGCTACATGGTTCACTGGGTCTGAAGAAGAAATTAAGTCTCATCTTCTCAAAATTAATTGGGCTAATTCCGCACTACTCTGCCACAATGCTCAATTTGATGGCGCTATTTTGTCTTTCCGTTTTGGGATATTACCTCTACTGTACCTCGATACCCTTTGTATGGCTCGTGCTATTCACGGTGTCGATGCTGGCGGTAGCCTTGCGACGCTGGTAGAACGATATGATCTAGGTCGTAAAGGGACTGAAGTCATCGATGCAAAAGGTAAGAGGATAGAGAATTTTACTAAGGCTGATTTAAATCAATACGGTGAATATTGTAAGAACGATGTAGAACTTACTTATAAATTATTTCAAGTCTTGGCACCGAACTTTAATGATAACGAGATTAAACTCATTGACTTAACCTTGCGTATGTATACCGAGCCTGTCTTAGAAGTAGATGATGGCTTATTGCAAGACCGCTTAGAAGAAGTACAACTTGAAAAGTCTGAGCTATTAAAAGGCTTAATGATTAAACTTCAATGTGATACAGAAGAATGTGTGAGAGCTAAGCTTGCATCTAATAAACAATTTGCAGAGATACTACAAGAATTAGGCGTAGTTGTACCACTCAAAATATCCCCCGCTACTGGAAAAGAAACGTTTGCTTTAGCTAAAGGTGACCAAGGCTTTCTAGATTTATGCGAACATGAAGATGCCTTCATTCAAGAACTGTGTCGCGTTAGGTTAGGTACTAAGTCTACAATAGAAGAATCTCGTATTGAAAGGTTCATCGGTATTGGATCACGAAACAAAGGCAAACTTCCTATTCCACTGAAATACTACGGCGCTCATACAGGACGATGGGCAGGCTCAGATAAAGTAAACTTCCAAAACTTACCTGCACGAGATAAGAAAAAGAAAGCTTTAAAGAATGCGATCATAGCGCCCGAAGGACATCAAGTTATTAACTGCGACTCATCTCAAATCGAAGCTAGGGTTCTTGTATGGTTAGCTGGACAGAACGATGTAGTGCAATGGTATAAAGAAGGCCGGGATGTTTATTCAGAATTTGCATCTAAAGTTTATGGTAAGACAATTACAAAAGCTGATAAGACTGAAAGAGCGGTGGGCAAGACTTGTATCTTAGGATTAGGTTATGGTACTGGATGGGCTAAACTTAAACAGACTCTAAAGATTTCGGCAGGTGTGGATTTAGACGATCAAGAATGTCAACGTCTAGTTAAAGTATATCGTGAAATTAATAACAAGGTAATTGATCTATGGAAAACTTGTGATGAAGCATTGAATGCGATTGCTAATTGGAATGTTAATTCTAAACCTTATTATCTTGATATACATCAAACACTTATGGTAACCCAACAAGGTATTCAATTACCAAACGGATTATATATCTATTACCCCGGTCTTACATGGGATGTTTCAGAAGCTAAATCTAAATTTGTTTATAAATCAAGACGCGGGTTTAACTCTATTTGGGGTGGATCAGTAGTAGAGAATGTGGTTCAAGCATTAGCCCGTATTATTGTAGGCGAACAGATGTTAGAAATTAATAAGAAGTATAGACCCGTGCTTACTGTTCACGATGCGGTAGTTAACGTAGTACCCGACGCTGAAATAGATAGCGCAATGAAGTTTATTACTGATATAATGAGTACACCCCCTCAGTGGGCGGTAGGGCTTCCTGTTGCCTGTGAAGCTCATCACGGTAATTCGTATGGAGAATGTTAATGAAGAACACGTCACGCAACGATATAACAGGAGATTGGATACAATCCAAACCTAATTCAGAACAGTTTGAAAAGAACTTTGAGTTGATCTTTGGTAAGAAAGAAAAGAAAAAAGAAGAATCTCGCATTGATGTGATTGGTCAAAACGGTAATGATGGCGTACACTATGAATATCAACTTAATAAATCCACAGGTGAGGTAGAAAAGGTAGAAGATGGCACAACCACAAGTACACAAGAGTAGACGTCACGCAGATCCATTTAAAACAAGGACAGGCAAAGATAGGCTCAAAGCATTATCTATGAAAAAACTTTATGAGTTGTTAGATAAAGCAGAAGAAGGTAAGAAGCGTGCAAAGATAGCTAAAGAGATTGCAAGAAGAACACCCGTATAATGGCTGACTTTACTTGGTCTTACTCGTCCCTTAAGCAATATCAAAATTGCCCTAAACAATATTATGAAATTAAAGTTGCACAGAACTATGACATCATTCCTTCGGAGCAAATGATATATGGAACCGAAGTTCACAAAGCTTTGGAAGAATACGTTAAGGATGGTAAGGAACTTGCTACTAACTATCTTCGTTTTAAATCATCTGTTGACGCGCTCAAGAATATACCGGGCGATAAATATCCGGAGTACGAAATGGCTTTATACAAGGACAGGACGGTGTGTAACTTTTCTGATCCTAAGCGTTGGGTACGTGGTATTGTTGACTTACTTATTGTTGATAGAGACTATGCTTTTATTGTCGACTACAAGACCGGAAGTAATAAGTACCCTGACCCTAAACAACTTCGCTTAATGTCTTTAATGACATTTGCACACTTCCCCGAAGTTAATAAAATTAAAGCGGGTTTATTATTTGTAATGCACGGTTCCTTTATCACAGAAGAGTACGAAAGAAAAGATATTGACAAATCATGGGAAAAGTTTTATGGCCCTTTAGAGCGGTTAGACAACTCATATGATACAAATGTATGGCCCCCAAATCCTACTCCTCTTTGTAGATTTTGTCCAGTAAGATCCTGTGATTTCAACAGGGCATGATATAATAGCGTTATGCCTTACAAAAATAAATCTGATAGACCTTATAAAAAAGAATATACCCAACAGGTTGCTCGTGGTGAACATGAAGACCGTATGGAGCGCCAACGTGCGCGTCGTTCCCTTGATAAAAAAGGTGTTGCCCGCAAAGGTAAAGACGTAGCTCATGTCAAAGCTCTATCCAAAGGTGGATCTAATAAAGATGGTATTAAGTTAGAAGCACCAAGTAAGAACAGATCATTCAAAAGAAAATCAGATAGTTCAATGAAATAATAGTTAAGTTTTACTTGACATTATAAAAGCAGTACTGATATACTACAGGATTAGTATAACGAGTTATTACCTTAGTTAATTGGATTAGTTAATGGAAATTATAGAAAACACTGCAGTTAAAATCATCGTCCCCGAACATATCGTTCCTCACATCACAGGCGCAATTGAAAAATCAGAAGTTATAGAACGTCGTGGCAACTTAGCCGAGATGGTTGTATTCTGGGGTTTACCAGAGATGACAAGGCTCAATCAGATTGTCTCTTTCAGATCCAATTTACCTTCACCGATTGCCCGGGATTACAACTACCCCGGTCTTTATAAACCGTTTGCACATCAAAGAACAACAGCCGAATTTTTAAGTATCAATCACCGTGCCTTTTGTTTTAACGAAGCAGGTACTGGGAAGACTTCATCTGTCATATGGGCTGCCGATTACTTAATGACACAGGGTGCGATCAAAAGGGTACTAGTCATTTGTCCTTTGTCGATTATGTATTCTGCTTGGCAGAACGATGTCATGAATACAGCTATGCATAGAACCGTTGCAGTAGCCCATGGCCCTGCCCACAAGAGAAAGAAAATTATTGAAGCTGGATATGAATTCGTAGTGATTAATTATGACGGCGTTCAAGTCGTTCGCGAAGATATAGAAAAGGGTGGCTTTGATTTAATCGTGATTGACGAAGCTAATGCATATAAGAGCCCATCTACTACGCGCTGGAAGACGCTGGCTAAAATGTTAAAACCTGAAACAAGACTATGGATGCTCACAGGTACGCCCGCATCTCAATCTCCGGTCGATGCTTATGGCCTAGCTAAACTTGTGTGTCCGCAGAACGTACCTAAATTCTCTATGGCTTGGCGTGATAAGGTGATGACTCAGATTACAAGATTTAAATGGATACCGAAAACAAACGCACGTCACGAAGTATTTAAAGTATTACAACCTGCGATCCGCTTTGCTAAGAATGACTGCTTAGACTTACCTGATGTGATGTATCAAACACGCGATGTACCGTTAACCCCACAAGCACAGAAATATTACAAGATGCTTAAAGAACAAATGATGATTGAGACTGCAGGTACATCAGTCAGCGCAGTGAACGCTGCCGCAGGATTAAATAAACTTCTACAGATTTCAGGTGGCGCTGTATATACAGACAAGAAGGAAGTCATTGAGTTTGATATTAGTACTAGGTTAAATGCTCTAGATGAAGCTATAGATGAAACAGAACATAAAGTCATTATCTTTGTACCCTATCGTCATACCATAGAGATTATTGCTAAACACTTAACAGGTCGTGGAATTAGTAACGAAGTTATACAAGGAGACGTGACAGCAACACAACGCGCACAGATTATTAATATGTTTCAGACTATGGATGAACCAAGAGTATTAGTCATTCAACCTCAATCCGCATCACATGGTGTGACATTGACAAGAGCCGATACCGTAGTTTTTTGGAGTCCTGTGATGTCAGTTGAAACATACCTACAATGTATCGCACGTATGGATCGCGTAGGCCAGGTTAATAAGATGACTGTAGTCCATTTACAAGGTTCAGAAGTAGAGAAGAAGATGTATGCCATGTTACAAGGAAAGGTAGATATGCACACTAAATTAGTAGATCTTTATAGGGAGGAATTAGAATCATGAGTGAAGTAATAGCAGAACAACCGATACAAGAAAGTCCGAAGTTAGATGAATTAGTCAAAGCGTACTTGACAATACGTAATGCTAGTGATAATCTATATCGTCAGTACATGTTAAAAAAAGAAGAACTAGAACGAGAAATGAAACAACTTGAACTAGTGATGCTTGATGAATGTAATGAGCTAAACGTAGAAAGCTTACGAACTCAAAACGGAACAATTACTAAAACAGTTAAAGAACGTTACAACTGTAATAATTGGGACGAGTTTAAACAGTATATTTTAGATCATGGTGCTTTAGAGTTATTACAACAAAGAATCCATGACGGTAATTTTAAAGAGTATATGCAAGGTAAAGAAGCAGAAGGATTACCACCGGGCATTAGTTCAGATAGAGAATATAGAGTCATAGTTAGAAAACCAACAAGTAAATAAGGAGTTAATATGAGTACCGATTTAATAGCACAGTTACAACAAAGTTCAGCATTAGTTACAAAAGGTCTTAACGAAGATACCCTAGCTGTTGCTGGTGGCGCGGCCACCGGTAGTAAACGTATCTCAATTAAAGGCGGTGTATTTAGAAAGTATGTGAATGGTAAAGAAGTAGGTGCCATTGATGAACGCCACATGGATGTTATCTTTGTTCGTATGGCACACAACCCACACCGTATGTTTTATTCAGCATCGTATAAAGAAGGAGAAAAAGTAACGCCTTCATGCTGGTCATCAGATTCAAGAGTGCCTGATAAAGAAGTTAAAGAACCACAAGCACCTGCATGTAATCAATGTCCACATAGTATCAAGGGCGCTAACCCTGGTTGCAGATTGCACTGGAGAACAGCGGTTGTTCTACCTAATGATCCTAAAGAAGTTATGCAACTTATTATTCCGGGCAAGTCATGCTGGGGTTCAGAGGAAACTGGACGTCGTCCGTTCCAACCGTATGTACGTTACCTAGCATCAAATGGTATTAGCAATAACGTAGTCATTACTCGCATGCAATTTGATACTGCGGTTCAACATCCACGTATTTTATTCCAAGCAACAGGAGCTGTTCCAGCAGAAATGATACCAGTTCTCGAAGAAGTAGGACAAAGCACTGCGGCTGAAAATTATATTAAATTAAGCGTGTACCAACCTGAGGAGGACCAATTAAAAGTTGAGATCCCCCAAGCTGCTCCTGCGCCAACACCTACGCAAGCTGCACCAACGGCACCCATAACTGACGTAGCAGAACCAGTCTTACGTGAATCAACTGTAGCACCACCACAGGCACCTAAAGCTGATGTAAGTAGTATCATTAATAAATGGGCTGCGAAGTCTTAAGGAATAACAATGCCAAGACCATACAGCGAAAGATTCTTACTGGATCTAAATAAATCTGATCCGACTCGGATCGGAGTACAACTGGGTAAGGTTTGTGTAAAAGCAAACCTACCTACTGCTTACGTTGCGAAAGCCTTTGATGTATCAAGGATGTCTATACATAGTTGGTTCAGAGGTCAATATGTAAGAGAAAAAAATTATGAAAAGATAAATAAATTTATAAAGATAGTTGATAAAGGTCTTGACAGGGGATTATTACCTGCTATGACACTGGCTCAAGCTAGAAATTTTATTGACTCAAAAGTTATCGACAATATATAAAAACGTAGTAGAATAGATTTATCCCGTAGTGAATTTAAAAAACACACATTTGGTGTGGTGGGATACTGTTGACTAAAAAATTAGGAAACTGCATGATTAAAGAATTTTATAAAAAAGCATTACCATCGACCGGTGTTTATTGTGTAGCTACAATTGATCCTGTTGCCAAGATTACAAAACACAAATTCGTTGAATCTATTGATGACTTAGAAAGTTTTGTAGAATCCAAGAAAGATAGTAAGACTAATATCTTTGTAGCTATGAGTTCATTCAAAGGCTATAGCCGTAAAGCAGATGAAGCCATATACGCTAGATCATTCTTCATAGATTTAGATGTCGGTGAAAATAAAGAATATAAATCTAAAAAAGAAGCATTAGATGATTTAGATAAGTTTGTATTAGATGCTGAATTACCTGATCCTGTAATTGTAGATTCAGGTGGTGGCATCCATGCTTACTGGTTCCTTGATAGAGATGTTACTACAACTGAATGGAAACCTTATGCTGAAAAGTTTAAAGACTTTTGTATTAGCCGTGGGTTAAAGATTGATCCTGTAGTGACAGCAGATGCAGCACGTATCTTACGAAGCCCTGATACATTCAATCACAAATCTGATCCTCCAAGCAGAACTTATGTTTATAGACATGAGGATTTACCTGTATATTCTTTTGATCAGTTTAAAGACTTTTTAGGTGAATTAACTCAATCGCAAGATGACATCATTGCATCTATTCCTAAAGGCAAACTTACAGAAGACCAAAGAAAGGCAGCTAAGTTAGATAACTTTGAAACTAAGTTTGCTGATCTAGCAGTCAAATCATTAAATGGTCAAGGTTGTCATCAGATCAAATTTATATTAGAAAACGCTAAGTCTCTAACTGAACCTGTATGGAGAGCAGGGTTATCTATCGCTGTAAATTGTAGTGATGGTGAAGAAGCTATTCACATGATGTCAGAAGAACACCCAGGTTATACACGAGACGCTACAATCAAGAAAACAATATTACCTGATGGTAAAAGATTAGGTCCTTATTTCTGTAAAACATTCGATGAAGTCAATCCAGGTGGTTGTGAGGGCTGTCCATTTAAAAACAAGGTAACAACACCAATTAACATCGGAAAAGAATTACAAACAACAGCGCCTTCAGAAAACGCAGTAGTTCACACACCCGATCCAGTGACCGGTACTGTGCTTACCCAATTAAAAACATTGCCTCAAGAACTTTATCCGTATGTATATGGTAAGAATGGTGGTATCTATTACATGGTAGCGGAACGTGATGAACATGATAATGTGATTGCACAGAATCCTATTACTGTATCTCTATATGATATTTACCCTGTCAAACGGATCTTTAGTGTAGCTGATGGTGAATGTTTATTAATGAAAGCCACATTACCTAATGACCCTGAAAGAGAATTTTTATTACCATTGAAACATGTCTATGCAGTGGATAGATTTAAAGAAACTATTGCAAGTAACGGCGTGCTATTCAATCCCGGAAACAAGGAGATTATGTATCTTATGAATTATATTATTACTTGGGGGCAATACCTCATGAACAAAAACTCTGCAGAAGTGATGCGTATGCAGATGGGATGGACACCTAATAGGCAATCTTTTGTGATTGGCGGAACTGAGTATTTACGGGATGGCACAGATGTATCGTCTCCGACTTCTCCACTCTGCCGAGGTATCGCTAAGCACTTACAACCTATGGGAACTTATGAAGCTTGGCAAGAAGCTGCGAATAAACTTAATATGCCTAGTTTGGAACTACATGCATTCACTATGTTAGCAGGTATGGGCTCAGCATTAATGGATTACACATCGACCTCCGGCGTGACGCTTTGCTTAACAGGTGAATCAGGTGCAGCTAAGACAGGTGCTTTATATTCAGCACTTAGTGTATGGGGTAATCCTAAAGACTTATCTGTGTTAGAAGCAACAGAAAACGGTATGACTGGGCGATACTTAGGTCTACATAATATACCGTTCGGCTTAGATGAGGTGGGTAATATACTTCCTAAAACATTGTCTCAGCTAATCCATAAAATATCACAAGGTAAATCTAAGATTAGAATGCAAGCTTCTGTTAACGCAGAACGAGACCATGAAATGTCAGCAAGTTTAGTAGCAATCTTCACATCGAATCAATCCTTGTATGATAAGTTAACTACGCTCAAAAAAGATCCTAACGGAGAAGTTGCACGGTTGATTGAAATGATGGTAAGAAAACCTGATGCATTTAAAGATGATGCGCATTTAGGCCGTGAGATATTTGATCAATTTAGATTTAACTATGGATGGGCGGGCCCTGAGTTTATCAAAGCAGTTTACAGAACAGGTGAACAAGGTGTAAGTAAGTTACTTGATGAATGGTGCTTACGCTTTAAGAAAGACTTTGGAGAAGATACCGCATATCGATTCTATGAAAACGTAGTAGCCGCAGCTATGACCGCAGGTGAAATAGCTATTAATGCTAAGATTATTAAGTTTGATTTAGATCGTGTCTACCGACGCATAGTAGGTGAGATGATTGCAATTCGTGATAACGTAGTTAAAGTTAATAGTGTTAACTATGAGTCGATTCTTTCAGACTACATTAATAAAAACCAATCAGGTATCCTAGCATTCAAAGATAATAAGATTACGATGGAACCTAGAATGGCACTAGTTATCCGTGTTGAGAATGACTCTAATATGATGTACATTTCTAAAACAGAGTTTGATAAGTATTTAAATGAAGGTGGTATTAGTACTAAAGAATTCTTATTCCAAATTAATGCACTAGGTATTAAAGTTGATGCAAGTAGAAGTGCGCAAAAACGGATGAGTGCAGGGTGGAAAGATATTGGAAAGTCAGTAACTCGTGTATATAAAATTGATTTAAGTACGATGCCTAACATACATTTGGGTGATGAAGACAATGATCAGTGAACCTGAATGGATATTTCCATTTGAAGGAATGCTTATTGGGGATAGTTTTTTTATTCCCACCCTTAAACCTACGCCCATGATTTATGCGATTGAGATGGGCGCTAAACGAGCGGAAGTTAGAGTTAAGACTTATGTAACAAAGAAAGATGGATGCCTAGGAGTTAGGGCTTGGCGTGTAGCTTAAAGACCTGCTTTAACTCTTAATGCACCAATGTTTTGAACCATATTATTAATACGTTTATCTATCTCATCAATTTGTGAACGTTTTTCATCAGCACTTAAATCACTTGCAATAATATGTTTACGACGCTCACGTAGTGTTTTCATTCTATTAGAGATAGTATTAACTTGATTACGTATAGAGATCATCTCTGCATTATCTTGTCTATATTCAAGTGCTTCTTCAGGCGTACCGAATTTTTTAAGATGATTTAATGTAGCTGTAACTTCATCTGATTTATCTTTAAGATCATAGTAATCATTAAGTTGGCCTTTACCTTCAGGGCTATACATAAATGAACTAATCATAGGTATTCTGTAGATTGGAGTTGAAGGAAGTTTATCATTATAGAATAAGTTAGCAGTAGCATCAGTTGCAAATAAAACGCTAGATGCCATAGTACCGCCATAACCTCTAATTAAATGATCTAGATTAAGTGGAGAAATAATACCTGTTTTACCAATAAGTTTAGCTAATTCAGATGTATTTTCTGTATATTGTTCAGAGGTAGCAAGGTTTTCTAATCCGCGGCCTACGATAGGATGACCTGTTAAAAAGTCATGATTGGTTATAACTTCGACACCTGCACGGAATGCTTGAGGCATTAAATTAGGGCCTAATAAACCATCGGCAAATGATCCACCGATTGCGCTCATAAGCTTAGTAGAATCCATAGGGTTTTCCGTACCTTCTCTATTGATATACTGCCAAGTCATTTCAGGAATAGCCTTAGTTAACATTGCAATTTCAGAAGCTACTGGAATCTTAAAGCCTGTACCTGGGATAATGAATGAGCGAATCTTTTGTCTATCATCTAGTTTTTGATATTCTTCGTCACCACCTACAGCCATTGAGTAAATAGTAGATAACGCTGCAATCTTTAATGCGGTTTGTGCAAATAGAATTTGAGCTTGTTTCTTCTCAATACCGCTAATACCTTCACCGCGCATAGCACGAATCAAAGTATCCATACCCTGTATATAAGCATTTAAGAATGGAACTACTTGAGTGAGAACTCTAACTTTATTACTTGTACCATGCTTCTGCCAGTGGATAATATTCATAGAGCGATCCATAGCTAATACTTTATTACCGCCTGTAACAGAACCGTCAGCATTTTCTACGCCGCCTGTTTCTAATAAAGTCCTTCTAAAGATTGCTCGACGTTGTGCCATATCAGATGCAGCTGCAAATGATTCTGCTTTGTCTAGTGCACGTTTAGTTAATGTATTAGCAGTTAATCCTAAGTCACGACGCATCTTTTCTGCAATATCTTTAGCGTTATGACCAAAGCCTCCACTAATACCAAGCTTATGCATCTCTTGTATGATAGGATCATTAGGGTCTTTTAATGTTTTGTAGAAGCTAGTAAATACTTCGCCCATAAGTTTAAACGGATGATTAACTCCAGATAATAAAGCTGCACGAGGCGCATCATTAAATAACTGATAGACTTGGAATGTAGGTGTTGCAGTTACACCGATGCGTAATGCTTTACTTGCTTTACTCATAAAGCCTAAGATAGGGCCTAATGAAGGTTCTAATCCGTATACAGCTTGAGCGAAGTGTGGATCAGTATACTCAACATATTTTCTAGAACCGTTTTCCCAAATGGGTGCCATACGATCTGCATTTTCTGCACTTGGTTTATAATGATACATAGGCTTACCATCTTCACCATGTACAGCTAGTTGTTTAGATAACATTCTATTTGCATTGTTTCTAACTGCAGCATTTATTGCCCACATATGTCGAGTCAACATATTATCTAATACATCTAAAGATTGTCTTTCAGAGCCTTCAAACGCATGCTGTTTACCAATGTCAGCTAAACCCCTAAAATGTTGTCTAGCTCCAGGTGTAGCATAATCTAGGTCATCCATCACACGATATAATGGAACATAGCCTTTAGTATTTCTTAATTTATCCGCATAATCTTTCGAATAGATACCTGCTTTTTCTAATAAATCAATTTCATCTCGGTTGACTTTATCGTATATATCAGCCATCTTTTTAACTTCTGGGAATTCATTTCCATATTTTAATGCAGGTGCAATACCTGCTTCTTGTTCTGCAGTGACTGTTTTAATATCTTTTTCGTATTGTTTTATAAGAGATTCATTCTTTGTTCTAGAGATAAGGTCTTTTAATCTAGCATTATTTTCTAAAATATCTTTATATCTCAATGCTTGTAAATACGCACTTGCTACATGTTTAGCATCATTAGCACCAATCTTTTTAGATAGGTTGCTGAGTTCATCAAAGATTGCACTTATATGATATGGACTAGGTTCTACTTTAGCTACGCCGCTTTCATCAAATATAACTCTTCCTTCTTTAGCGGAAACTGATCCTAAGATATTACCATTTAAAGCTTGATCATAAAGAATATCCGCACGAATACCTTTAGTTGCATCTAATACAGCGCCATTAAAATCTTTAATAAGTTTAGATTGAACTCCAGCAGCCGCATAAGCAACTTTAATACGGCCATCTAAAAATGCCCTACTTGCAGCATCTTTAATTTGACTACGACCTTCTTCTGATTTAAATTGATCATACGTTCCAGTAGCAAACTCTTTAAAATTTCTTTCTTGGTCTTCACCTGGAGGTGAAAATACTTTAGTTTCTTTGAAGCGGTCTGATATAGGTAGCTCTGCTTTAGCATATTGAATGCCTTCTTTAATTAAAGGTTTTACTTTACCCTCTAATGATTTGGCTGTAGAGCGATTGATAAGATCATGAATATCACTAACATCCATACGGTTAGGATTCCATAAACCTTTTTTAAGTAGAAAGTCTTTGATAGCTGCGACCATACGACGCCATAAATTATGGTTAGGCGCAGACTCACCAACACGGGCTAATACTTCTTCTGCATGTTCACGGCTACCCGGAGTTAAATCTTTGTATCTATTATTAACATGTTCATGCGCGGCTCTAATTGCAGCATCGGTATCTTTTAGACGAGTAACAGTACGGAGAATATCTCTATATAAGTTTTTACCTACCATACCTTCTAAACCATAGTGGGCACCAACTTCATGTAATAATTTACGAGGTGCTTCTTCTTTAGATAGACGATCAGTAATTAAATGAGCAACACCTTTATCAAAATATGCAACAGCATCAGGCGCTACATTAGCAGGTAGTTCTTCACTCTTAACTAGCTTTAAATCACCGCGATCTATAGCTTTATTAACATTGTTACCAAAGCGTTCTTTTAAAACAGGAAGAATTGTTTCAGGTGTTTCTTTAGTTAATGCAGCTTCTGCTATGGCAGGTTTAGGTTCTTCACCTTTTAATACTTCAGCAGATTCAGGCGCTAATGGAGCACCGCGTCTTTCCGCTCCCACATCAGTTGGTCTAATATCAGTTGGAAGCTCAGTAGTTCCAGGTCTGATAAGTTCTGGAGCTCGCTCGGCAGGCTCACTAACTCCGGGTTCTCTAGGTGCTTGAATATCAGTTCTATCTCTTTCGGCCCTAAGTCTCGCATCTTCTGCCTCTTTCTGTTTAGCTTGGATTTCTTTTATCTTAGTTTCTATGTTTAATTTGGTTGTTTCGTCAAGACCTTTTTGATCTTTAAATAAAGTTAAACCGTCAATAACTTGTTGCGCTTCTTCAGGTTTATTTAAATCTAAATCACGTAGTCCACCTTTTTTAATAAGGGGCGTGCTTTTCTTGATGCCTAAATCTGTAAGCATCTTATCAGTTACTATATTAGTAGGTTCTTCTGGAAATAATTCAGGACGTTGAACTTTTTGTAAATCACCTATAGTTAATTCATATTCTTTTTGTGTAATAGGATCAATACCATACTGACCTGACGGTTCATTAAGTGCAGCTTGAATATCTTCTTGACGAGCAGCAAGTTCTGCGGCTTTTTCTTTTTCTGATAATTCAGGTTTAATACCTACAGACTCAGCAATAATATCTTGAACTGATTTATTAGGGTCTTTATGAATTCTACTTGCAATTAAATCAATCTGTTCTTGATTTGTAATACCAGCATCTCTAATAGCTTTTTCAGCTTCAGCTCTACGAGTCGGATGTAGCAATGCAAAGATAGGAGAAAGTAACGCAGCTTGACCCGCAGTTTTTAAAACTTCTTCCGCAGTCATTTGAGGTTGACCTGTTTGAGCTCTTTCAACTTCTTCTGTACCTAACATCATGCCAGTACCAGCTACTGTATTAGCAAGCATAGATTGAGCATATGTTTTAGTACGACTTGATAATGTAGCTAATGCCTCTTCTTTTGAAATTTGACCCGCGGCAACTCGAGGTGCAATAGCTTCAGCTTCTGCTAATACTTTAGGTCCTAATGCTTCTGATATACGACCAATACCTGGCATACCTACTGTTGCTATAGCGGTCTTAGCTAAACCTGCAGCGATAGCTTTTGATGCATCAACTTCTTGCCCTGCTTCACGTTGTGCTTGCATACTTTCGCCAATAGATGCAGGCAATTCTGTAGCACCAAAAGATAATGCCTTAGCACCAAGCCCTGCTACAGCTGCTTCAGGTGCAGCAACACTAGCTAACGTAGGAGCACCGTATCTACCTACGACACCACCTAATGGCTCTGTAATCTTTTGTGAGAGATACGCACCAGCAGTAGGAAGTATGCCTCTTTCTTTAGCTCTAGCAATATCTTCTTCTGTGGTAGGTTCAAAAGCTGCAGCTGCCTTTTGTCTTTGCTCTTCAGCTGCTTGATTAAATCCTAAAGCTTCTTCAGCCCCTGCTAAAAATTGACGCGCCCCTGCTTTAACAGCAGGTACAAATCCTGTTTTAGTTTCATGGAGTTTTTGCTGTTGTGCTTCTAACTCAACTTGACGTTGAGCAGCCATATAAGCTTGGTAATCAGTTAAGTCTGTAGGGGAGTCTACAGTATAAGAACCCTTACCAGGGATGTCTATGGTATATGAAGGCATTATTTATTTTTTGTTACTGTAACCCCAGTTGGAAGTGCTCCTGCACTGGTAAATAAACTCTTATATCTAAGATAGTCTTCAGGAGTATTTTTGTACTCGCCATTTTCAACTGCTTTAGCAAAGCCTTTAGCGATAGTATCTTCATCAATACCCGATCTAGATGCCGCACCAATTTTAGCTGCTTGGATAGTAGCATTAACAGTATCTCTATGTTGTTGAGCTGTTTGAATAAGTTTATCACGTTCATCCATAGCTTTAAGAGCACCTTGTGCATCGCCACGAGATTGTAAGTATTGTGCTTCAGCAAGTTTTTGATCAGATGCTTTAAGTAGATTTTGTTCTTTCTTAATATCTTTAACATCCATGCCATACTGTTCAACGCCTTGCATAGCACCTGTAGCAATATTTTGTAATGCAAATGGAGATTTACCCGCAGCCATACCCAATCCAGCTTTAGCTAAAGCCATCCAACCCGCTTGAGATTTGTCAG